CTGTCGCCAGCAAATGAGATGTTTTTACTTAAAACACCTTCAATATCTATTTGAAAGCGATCACCTTCTTTCCACGTATGCCCACTTCCATGAGAAAGTGTCATTACCTGTATTTCATTGGTAGGTGTAGGGCTATTTTCGTCATTAAAGTCAAACTGTGGGATGTTAGTAAACACAGGAATGTCAAAAGAAAACTGTGCAGGAGGGTTGGCTAGAGTGCTTTTATTAAATACTATTCTTCTTGGCGCGAGATTCTCATTAAACAACAGCGCAACATTTTCATTTACAGCAACATTCTTAGGCAAAGTCGCAGAACTAATCATTGCATCTGTTTTCAGATCTTGTGTGAATTCTGTAGATGTGTCTGTAATTTTATATATACGACAATTTCCTATTGAAAATATTAACAAGAAGCTGTCTTCAGAGCCTACTTCAAAAGCATGCAATTTAGTAGCGTCACTTGTAACGCCAAACTCTAATAAATTAAACTCTGACAAAAATATTCTGGCTGTTCCCGCATTATTAGCCCCCGCCAATACCAACCTATAATAACGAGCGCTTTGCCCTACATACACGCGCAGGTTTTGTTCTTGATCATTAACACTTAAAAAATCTATTCCTGTCCAGTTAGCGTTATCCGATGAATACTGTATTTGCAGATTAACAAACGAAGTAGCTGTAGTGGATTTAATGTTTAAGACATCAACATAAGCAATACTTTGAGCAGACCCAAGATCATATTGAGCAATAACATAGTCGGTTATGGTTCCAACATCTGTTGTTGTGGTTGTGTTAGTAGCAATATTTCCGTCATTTATATTAGCGGGTGTTCCACCACGCGGCATAGTCGGTGTGTTTGTTTTTCTGCTTCCAGCAGAACGAGGTACTGTAATATGCTCAAACCCAGGTCGTCGTTTAACACCACCTTGAGGAACAGTCACTACGTTCTCAGCAGTCTCCATGCCCTGATAGTATTGGTCTAGATCAGTGCGACCCTTTACGATAGGCGACAGTTCACCGCTTACAAAGCTGTTTTGCAGGACATGACTCTTAGCCATTAGAACCTCACATTAACGAATGGGCGATCCTGGATAGGCGTTACTGGGTGCTGTTGAGCATCTGTGTACCTTGCCATCCTACTAGCGTTTACATACGCTCCAGAGATTATCTCCATAGATGTTGCGCTGTCCCGGATAGATGGAGCAAAGTCCATAGCCAGGGCGTACTCAATCATCTTAGCAAAGTAGACAGGCCAATCAGCCTCAGATACGTTATAGATGTAATCGCAGAATAGATCACCACTGTAGTTACAGTAGACGCGATCACCAAGAATTTGATATGGAATGCCGGGGTTAAGTTTGATTAACGTCAGCATGTCGGAGGGTAGCTGGTACATTGTGTCGTACTCAGTTCCTACAGGAGTTCCATTGATCTTGGAAAGCTGTGCTTTCTTACGAGCAAAGCCCCAACGATACTTGGTTAACTCATTTTGTACTATGTTGTCGTATAGGTTGCTTGCAACTACTTGCGCTCGCGTATCACCTACCAACGATGTAATTGGCAAATCACCTATGAGAATAAGAGCATTAGAAATTAAATTAATCTTAGCGGCCATGATTTACCTTTTGAAAGAAAGGGGGGCAACGCCCCCCATTCAGTTTTACGCAGTGATAACTACACCAGCAGCCATAACAACAGTAGTGCCGTTGTTTGACTCAACGTATGAAATACGCCCGGTAGGAGTAGTACCAGTTGAACCGATAATAATTACTGCATCACCAGCCGCTAATTCATCTTTAGCGTCAGCAAAGTAGTTAGTATCAGCCGTTACAGCAGAAGTAGCGTCAGTAGTAGAATACTGCCACGTAGCTCCACCGTTACCCGAACCGCCTAAGCGGCATAAACCTGATCTTGCGAAAGCCATGATAGTACTCCTTATTGATCTTGACGATATTGAACTTTAACCAAACCGCCTTCATCGCGCACAACAGAGCCAGCTTTCAGCATACCGTTACACAACCAAGAAGTACGCTCGGCAACCCAATCAACTTCGGTCTTCATGTCGATACCAATGGCTAGGCCAACAGCAGGACGCTGGAAGAACCAAGAATCAACTACGTTAGCAGCTACAGTCAGACCACCTTCATCGCGTGACTCAAGAATAATAAACTTGAATCCTGCTAGAGTGTCGATCTCACCGTTAACAAGTGCTTTGATAGTTTGATAATCAGCAGAAGTTGCTTTCTCATCGTTAAGAAGACCGCCCAGACCCAAAGCGTTTACAGCAGCAAACAACTCAGTGTTAGGAACGCCCTGATCGCGTAGCTCAACTTGAGCCTTAACAACCTTAGCGATGTTCAAGTTAGTGTCAGCGCCACCTACGTCTTTGCCAATAGTAGTAGTCAATGGAGTAGAACCGTCCATTGCATCAATTACTAATTGGTCACAACGGCGGCCAAGTGCGCCAGCGATAGTGTTAGCCAGTTCCTGCTTCTCATCAAAGTTAACGTCCTGAGCATCAAACATGTCAGTGTACTCTGGAGCGTTCCAGTTGGAGAGAGTTGCAGTTTTGAACTCGTGCGCTACGTCCATTGGCGTTACTAAGTCAGAAGTAGACTTCTGGTTAGCTAGACCTTTGCCCATACGGCGGAATTTGTAGGTATCACCTACTACATTATTACGGAGGGTTGCAGCATTTTTCAGAAGGCCCATGCCCTGATAGGCGTGTTTGACCATACTGTCAAATTCTGTAACCGCTACTGCGGATAGTGTCTTACTCATAATAGATTCCTCAAAAAATAGAGTAAATAAAATAAATATTTTTTAAGGTTTAAGCTGAGTACCCAGTAAATTGGTCAGCGTTCAACCTAAATTTACCGGGCCTTTAAGAGAAAGGGTATCCAGTGCGTTGATTATACACCTTCAACCCTATTGACATCAACCGTAGACGCGATTGCGCGGCGCAGTGCCGCCGTAGTCCAACATCATCTTTTGTATTTTTGCTTCATGCGCTTTATCAACGCTTCTTAGCATTTGCCCATGCTCGTCTTTCTTATACATCTCATTTTCAATATCTGTCCATGTTATCCCGGTAGGGCTTTCGCCACCATCAATCGGGAGTTTTGTAGGCGCGGTAGCTTTTACCAACATCTCAATAAGCTGTACACTTTCAGCAGTAGTTACTAGATCACGCGCTTGCTCATAGGTATCAGGGTCTAGATTATTTTTCATAAACCCTTCGACAGTTTTGATTCTTTGTTGCGCGTTATCGCCAAGTTTAGCCAGTTCATTTTCCTGATCGACTTCAGAAACTGCTTGCTCCTGGGCGGTCAATAACTCCCATGCCTTTCCGAATGCATCTTGTGACATATTGGTTTCGTTCGCAAACTCTAGCAACTCATTTAATAGAGCATCATCTGGCTCTACTCCATCCGGGTTTGCATAACCGTCTTTAGGTGATCCTTTGAATCCACCGAATTTCTTTTCTAATTCGGTATAGGCTTTTGCTTGCTCTGATACAGATTTGTACTTGTCAGCAATATACCACTCAGGCACATCGCCAGTTCCTTTAATACCATCAGAAAGAAAGTATTCGCCCTCTGATAGTGTAGGGGCTGATGGATCAAGCAGGGTATCGCTGGTTGTTTCTTCTACTGCGGCCTGTTCTTCACTCATTGTTATCTCCAAGGTAATTCAATAATAGCTCGGCTTTTATCTACCGGGGTATGTTTATTAAGAATCTCAGTTATTTTGCGCTTACCATTTAACAACGCCAATACATTAACGTCAATCCACTCAACGTGCTTCCCATCCTTGTAACAACGGAAAGCGCAGAACTTTGCAACATAATCAAACTGATCAAACTTGTACTGCTCCGCAAGTTTATCAAGCCAGTTCATGTCAAAACCTTTTTCATCAAGAAATTTCTTCCCGCTGTCAGCCACGAGGACTTTTGCGGTAGCCTTTACAGCCCGTTTTTTAACCTGTTTAGTCATAGTATTTCTGCTTGTTGTATTTGATTGATGACAAACTTAACAACGCCTGATTCGCCATTATGATATGCCGCCTCATAATTAACGTTTTCAGACGCGAATGGAGTGTCATTGTTGTAGATGAAGCGCGCCGTAAGATCAGATAACACGCGCTTGCCATCATCACTACCAAAACATCTGTTATATGCCTTAGCTAGTTCTGCAGCCTGCGCTCTTTTCTCGGCGTTATGTTTTGAAGAAGCCCCAGTATCTACTGAGGCTTTATCGATTTCTTCCCAACTCATACCTGAGTTTGTCCCTGCATTGGTAATTCACCCGTTTGCATACCCGACTGAGCCGCTTGCGCTCCCGCTTGAATAATCTGTTGCTTTTCAATTGGGCTTCTAACTAACTCTGCTGGCATACCCGACTTTTCCGCCACCCATGTACCAAAGTCTTCTAGCTTAAATCCGATCTTTGCCTGATCAGGTCCAGCATTCTGCAATACAAACTGTACGGCTTGTTGTACATTAAGTATGTCTTCGGCATCCTGCGCTCTCGCTAATGGCGATGTAAATTTAATTTCAATGTCTTGGCCATCTAATTGTAGAGGCTGTATTAACCCTCTTCGAGTTAGAATGGCTGCAACACGCTTTATAATAGGGACTAATACTTCAGTCTGCAAACGCCCGAATGCAGAGCCGATACGTTTTGCTAGTTCTCTTGATTCGATAGCCACCTCGGTAGCAGATCGCACCGCCCCGGTTGGATCACGCAAATCGTTGAACAGCGCCTTCTTAATCGACATCTGCAACTCACCGATTTCAAACTGTGCTAGAGCCAGATTACTGCCTGTATCTAATCGTTGGATAGATGGGTTTGAACTGTTGTTAGATCCTACCGGGATAACTACTCCAGGACTAATCGATATATTGTACGGGTTAGTCACTCCATCATCTGTTGCCGTATACATTCCGGCTAGATCAATAGC